TTACCTGAAAGGAGGGGGGTAAGGGGGAACCAAGGTTCCCCCTAAACGGTAGGATAATATTCCCAGTCTAGGTCCTTACACACTTTGCACCATATCTGATCTTGTTCCAGCTGTTTCTCGCGGTCCTTCATGAGTGGAATATAAGGCAAGTATTGCGTTTGATCTAAGAGAACGCATAGCTGATATAATGTATACGTATAATTGAAAAAATTGGTGCGGTTTGCCGGGCAATGAATCGCCCAAGGTTTCTGTATTTCTATAAAAAGCACACACAACGTTTCGTGTAGATGTTCGTTCATAATCGGTGGCCGAATCCCGAAGATGGAATTTATATACTGGATATGTTCGAAGTATTTATTATATCCTAGCTTCCGTAGTATTTCGCGCATCTTATCGTAGTTGATTTCTTCGGCGAGGTTCTGTATTCGCTCTTTTTTTATGCGAATCTTGATGTTTTCGATTACATCTTCCGGAATCTGGGTAGTCTCTTTCGCCTGGAACTGTGATAAGATCTCCTTGAAATGATTCAATCGAATATACGCAGTATATGAAACCTCATTCGGCGCCTCTTTATTAGATGGTTTCGAACTATCAATTATGTAACTTATGAACTTACCACAATCGCGACTATTGCATATCATGACGCCTTCTTCGTCCTGAGGAATCATTTCACCCTTGGAGCAATAACTACATATATCCGTGGGTAGTACGAAATCCTGAGGATTTATGATCTCATTCGCAACATTTTTCCAATAATTCACGATGGATTGTTTAGATGTCGCAGTCTTGTCTTGGATATCGTCTATTGGCTGTTTGACCTTAAAGAAATTATTTAGAACATTTACGTTTTTTGTTCCTCCACATGATATCTGTTTTTTCTCCTCGAAATAATTAAATATGTGTTTCGAATTGTCAAGTAAGTATCGCTTCTTTAGTAATTTCAAGTCTTTGATTTGGCCGTTCACTTTTTCAATCTTATCCTTCAGTTCCATATATTGCACGATTTGGTCCGCATTTAGAGAACGTAGCTGTAGTCGAAGAGATTGTTTTTGTGCGATAAGTTCCGGTATATGAATCGTTTCATTATTATGGAATTCTTCTAGCATCTGACCGTGTTTTTTATCAATCGTATGTTGTGCCGGATCCGATTTTTTCATCGTATGAGTATTAATTTATTATGGCGAGTATTTTTTATATACACATTCACACAATTATACATTCGTCTAACAAAATCTGAATTTGTATTTCCCCTTGTATAACTCGTTATTCTCTATCAATTCTTTGATTTTCCTTACTGATATCTTCAATTCTTTTTGTACGTCTGTATACGAGTTGAACGTTTTAACTACTTCATTTGAAGTTGGGTGTAGTAACTCGATTTTTATTCCTCGTATATTCTTGGGTCTGACTTGAAGTGTATTCGCTTCTAAAAATTCATTTCGCAACGAAACGCTCACATTTTCCCAAAGTAACCAATAGTGATTGTTTAATGGCGACATATATTTTATCGCCGTGCACATCGCAGACGGGTGTTGCGAAACCGATTTTGCCGCTTCTTTCGCCATTTGGAATACACTGATTATTTTTGTTTTGTTTATATTCAACATTGCAATCTGTCCCTGTTTTCGTTCTTGTGTAATCACAGTTTCTCCAATATCTCTCGGTTTATATAAGTCAATTTTTTGTCTATCTGAAATAAAGTGCCAGCGATGGTCTAGATAAATTATTTTGTGTTGATTTGCTTTTTTTACGCAAGTAAACGAAGCCGTTTTATTATTATAGTTGAAATCACGTGTCGCTTCCATAATGCTACTGAATACTTGAACGACTTTCTGTAGATTATCTTTATGATACAATTGAACGATTGGACCGGTGGAATTTGACGTAGGTTCGTTTTCCTCTGTTTTGTGTTGTTCTTCGGCGTATTCTTGTTTTGGTTCTTCACTAACCGTAATAAACTCTTGTTGTAATTCTATAATAGGCGATGTCGTTTTATTTAGAATATCCATAACTTCGCTATGATTTTTACAAATTTGTACTATCGCAGCAACCAAATCGATTCGCTTCTCTTCAATTCGCAATTTCATCATTTCCATGCTGTTATATTTACTTAATTCGCTCTTTGTGAACTTTATTAGTTTTTCGTATTCTTTCTGTGTTGGAATATGATAAGCCTCCGTTGAAATTGTTTTATTCTTATGTTCTAAATTATTATATTTGTATTTCAGTAGTTCACTGCTATTGTGTAAAAATCGTTCTAATCGTAAACTATTTTCACAATCGAATACGTCCAACACAATTACACTCGTACCAAAATCACAGCTCAATGCTTCTATTCTATTCTTTATGTCCGTTGATTCTCCGATTTTCAATATGAAACTACCGTCGTCGTTTGATCGTATTCTACAGAAATACACAACCCATTTGTTTTTATTACTTTCGATCAATACTTCGTGGCGTTTTATTGCTGTCTCTCTTTGAGAAAGTTGAAGCGTATTTTGTAATACTTCGCTTTTGATTTGTAATTCTTCGTTTTTGTTTTGTAATTCTTCACTTTTGAGTTTGAAATTTTTATAGTATTCTTGCATTATATTTTCCATTTTGATATAATAAGAACGAATAGTCTTTGCTTTTGGCGTTGATGCTATCATACAGAAATTTTTGAAGCAATCTACAGTTAACAATATTGTTTCTTTGTTCTGTCCCCCCCATATAGCATCATCGCATCTCGCTCCTCTTTTGGAAGGAGCGAGATTTTCATATTCTTCTTTCTGGAAGAAAACTATAACATAGTCTATTTTATCTGTAAAATTATTTATTAGTATGCGCTTAGCATTATCTCTTCTTGTAAAATCCACGTTTTTCCATACATCATCAAAATTTATAACAAACTTGGTGCTGTCCGCGCCGTGCTGTAGGTACAAATAATGACTCGCCATAAATATCTGCTCCTGCTCCGTAGTCATGTGAACTTTCATTACCTGAAACAACTCGTCGCTTTGTAATGTAAGTTCCATTATATATACTATACAAAATATTATATTTATATAGATTTAACGAACAAACTATATAAATTGCTAAATGTATTTCATTCATTATTCTTTATCTTCTCTTTCTTGTTTAGGTATGCCCTTCTAGCGTATTCTTTTTTCTTCTCGCTTGATAGGTTAGCATAGTAATTAGTTTTTTCTTTATAATCCTTGTTTTTTTGTAAAATATCAATCTTGTGATTTTCATAGAAAGTTTTACTTCTTTCAGGAGCAGTGTATTTTTTGAGATGTTCTTTGGTTTCATTTAGTTCCTTTTTGGTTTTTTCCAATTCGTCTTCTAATTCTCTAATTTTGGTTTCCAGTTCCATTTTACTAATAAAATATAGCTATATATTTTTAAATCTTTTATAAAATATTGTTTATTAAGGGCATTTCGTATGAGAAAAGGTGAAAAAACTCCTTGTTAAAACAAAGGGAGGGGTTCGGGGAACCGTAGGTTCCCTGATTTAGTAAAAACACGATTATTATAGTAACCACATTATGTATAATTTATGGAGAAATCCACAACGAACGTAGACATGATTACCTTCCAAAAAATGAATTTCATAATGAATGCTATCGAGATGGGCTGGTCTGTAAAAAAAAGCGATGAGAATTACATATTTACGAAAAAGCATGAAGGGAAGAGGGAGGTTTTCATGGCGGATTATTTAGAGAAGTTCATTGACAAAAATATGCGATTGGATGATAAAACTTTAGGGAATTACAATTAATTAGTTATTTCTCCAAATTATTATCTTTACGTATACTATAATATAAATCATGGGTGGAGCACTAATGCAACTCGTAGCTTACGGCGCACAAGACGTTTTCCTCACTGGCACTCCTGAGATCACCTTCTGGAAGGTCTCTTACAGACGCCATACCAATTTCGCGATGGAGTCGATCGAACAAACCTTCTCAGGACAGGCCGATTTCGGACGTCGTGTTACCTGCACCATCTCCAGAAATGGAGATCTTGCTTACCGCACCTACCTCCAAGTCACCCTCCCTGAGATCAATCAAACGATGAAGAACTCCTCTGGCGCCCAGGGAGTTTATGCCCGTTGGATGGATTTCATCGGAGAGCAACTCGTCGCTCAAGTTGAGGTCGAGATCGGAGGTCAACGCATCGATCGCCAATACGGAGACTGGATGCACATCTGGAATCAAGTTACCTTGACCTCCGAACAACAACGTGGATACTTCAAGATGATTGGAAACACCACTCAGCTCACCTACATCACTGACCCCTCCTTCGCCGGTGTTGCTGGTCCATGTGCTGCCTCTGGTGCCCCCAACCAAGTTTGCGCTCCCCGTAACGCTCTCCCTGAGACAACTCTTTATGTTCCCCTCCAATTCTGGTTCTGCAGAAACCCTGGACTTGCCCTCCCCCTCATTGCCCTCCAATACCACGAGGTCAAGATCAACCTCGACCTTCGCCCAATCGGCGAGTGCTTGTGGGCGGTTAACAGCATCGGCGCCGCCTCTGGAACCGTCACTGTCACCACTGCTTACCAACAATCCCTTGTTGCTGCCTCCCTCTACGTTGACTACATCTTCCTCGACACTGATGAGCGCAGAAAGATGGCACAGAACCCCCACGAGTACCTCTTCGAGCAACTCCAGTTCACTGGAGATGAATCCGTTGGGTCCTCCTCCAACAAGATCAAGCTCAACTTTAACCACCCCTGCAAGGAATTAATCTGGGTCGTTCAGCCTGATGCCAACGTTGACTACTGCTCTTCGTTGATTGCCGGAAACACCCTCTACAAGACCCTTGGAGCCCAGCCCTTCAACTACACTGACTCCATCGATGCTCTTCCCAACGCCATCCATGCCTTCGGTGGACCTGATTCCGTTGGTGGCTCCAATACCTCCTTCATCAACTCTGCTGGTTTATTCCAACAAGCTGGAGGTATTGATCTCCCTACTTCCACCAGTGGAGCTATGTGGTCCCAGGCGTCTGGTGTTGCAATCACCGCCGGTCTTGGATTTGAGGCTGGTGGTGACGGTCTCACTGCCGGCCTATCTGATGCCGGCACCTTCGTCCTCGCTGAGTCTGCCCTTGACATGCACTGCTGGGGAGAGAACCCCGTCGTCACTGCCAAGCTCCAACTCAACGGACAGGATCGTTTCTCTGAGCGTGAGGGATCTTACTTCGATGTCGTTCAACCTTTCCAACACCATACTCGTGCCCCTGACACCGGTATCAACGTGTATTCCTTCGCATTGAGGCCTGAAGAACACCAACCTAGCGGGACGTGCAATTTCTCCAGAATTGATAACGCCGTGCTCCAACTTGTGCTCTCATCCCCAACTGTTTCGGGAACCAACACCGCTAAGGTCCGTGTTTACGCCGTAAATTACAATGTTCTCCGTGTTATGAGCGGCATGGCAGGTGTCGCGTATTCAAATTGATGGAACACGTACTCTGGTTCGTGTATGGTATGGTTTATTTTTACATTCAATAAAAAATATAATATTATATTTTTTATCAATTTGATTGTTGCTTACGTTTCAATCTGGCATCTGCGATTTGCTTCGCATGTGTTTTTTTTATATTCTTCATCACCATATTTGGCTTGTAGTTCGGCTCGTTGTTTCTGTTTCCTTAAACGACAAGCCTCCTTTATTTGTTCGGGAGTCTTTTTGTTTCCACGAAAGAGCATAACGGCATTTGTTATAACGGGTTCGTTCATCAGTTCAGTTTCTATAGTTATAGATATATTTACACTTTGTAAATTGTGTTGATGTATCAACTTGAATTTATCAAATAAGTCATCATATGAATATTCACGTTTCATGTAATTACATTCGCCGCAACAAGACCTACAATTGTCTAGCACATATCCAATGGTATTGTCATACCGATCAATACCATTTGCGTGAGATTGCGTATTTGGTTTACCGCAAATGTAACAATCCTTTGCAGTTATTGTCGCGTGCTCCAATTTCGTCAACGAAAACTCAAAACTTTTTAGAGTTGCTCGACGTTTACATATTATATAACCACAACCCTCGTGGTCTCCAAATAAATCCGGAGATAAAGAACCATTCACATGTTTATTGTATGTCAAAATATGTTCCACTCGCCTAATAAACACATCACCGTTTAAGGTTTTCTTAATGTAATTGCACATAGTGCAACAGCTAACACAATTACCAATCAAATATCCAATGTTATTATCATCTCTATCTATACCATTAAATTGTGAGGTTCCTCTGTCTCTCAATATCCCACAGTAATTACATGGTCTATTAACAATTTCCTTAAATTCGTCAAGTGAAATACCATATTCAAGTTGTTTCAACTCCGCACTCCGTTTATAAACATTATATTGTAATTCATAACTATTTATTTTATTCTCATTATTTTGCTGTACCTTTTCAGGGTTTTTATCTCTCCAATTCTTTGCGTTTTCCGCATTTTGTTTCATGTATTCGTCTATTCCGAATCGTTCAATCTGATGTTGACGTGAATTCATATTGTATTCCGCAACTTTTTCGTAATTATCTTCTTTCCACTGTTGCTTCACTTCAATTCGCTCCGGCTTGGCATCATTAACTCTTGCAATGGCATTACGATGTTCTCTGTCTCGTTTGGCATCTTGTATTTTATTTGATTCTCTACATGAATCGCATGTGACTGTCGTAGCAGATCGCAACCCCACAAATCGTTCTAATGGAAGAACTTTACAGCATGTAGGGCATATTTTATCTACTGACGCATTTATCTCTGCAGTTTTCGCACGGTTACGACGATTGTTATCTTTTTCGCGGTCAGATTCCAAGCATTCGGTACATTTTGATAATGTATACGTATGTTCTAACTTAACACGACACCCGCGGATGTAACCCTTACACATTTTCTTGTTTTCGGATTCAGTTTCATCAACAAACAGCTGTAACTGATGTAATTTACAGTATTTATTCTCATTACTTCTCTTGTATACACATGAATCTTTCGCGCATAATTCCACATTTGCTTTAGTTACAAGCCGATTTGCTTTAGATCGGTCAGCGCATTTGTCGCAAATTTTACGACCTCCTTCAAAACAGAACATCTTTTTGCATCCGGAACATAGATCGAGTCTTTGTAGCATTTCATCAGTGTACGCAGCCATATAATGGTGAAATTTACAGAAACGAGTATCTTCAATTGCCGCACATCTACAGGGTTCGCCTTTTCTATCTTTAGACAAACATTTCATTATATAATTCATTTTTGGAATTATTTGTAAAACTTTCAATTTTTATATTATTTATTTTTTTATTGAAATGTGACATACATTTGTGACATACATTTGTGACATACATTTGTGACATACACATTTTGCTCTGCAACTTGGACTAAGCAAAAGAATACTCCGATATACATATTTTAATTGCTCTTTTGATACCATTATACCACGAATCAATAGAGAAAAGTGTTGTTTTTACAAAATTGAATTTATAAAAAATAAAAATATAGTATATTATCAAATGTCTAGAGAAATTCAAATACAAACTGGCCTAAAACTTAAAGAATGTTACGATTGTGAAATCATAATAGATGAAATTCAAGAACCACATTGTATATTTAATTTAAATGACATTGGACGCTTGTTACAAATAACAAATATACGTAGTACTGCTAGACATGACGATAAAATTCATGTAAAGTGCAACACAAATGGTGGAAAGCAATTTAAATCATTTATAAATTATAACGTTTTATGTAAATTACTCGTAAAAAGTAGGAAACCCGCAGTTATTGATGTATGTAGCACAATAAATTTTGAAATCAACTCAAAAGTATACACTTGTATAGAAACTGACACAATAAAAAGTATAACGGAAGCATTTCGCGGAGAACAAATAATAACACAATATAGAATAGGCAAGTATATTGTTGATTTATACTTTCCTGTATATAATATAATTGTTGAATGTGACGAATTACACCATAAATCGTTTATACAAAATGACATAGATAGAGAAAACGAAATAAAAAAACTCTGTGAGGGTTGTGTATTTATTAGATATGAACCACATTCATTAGATTTCAATATATTCAAAGTTATGAACTGTATATACATTGCAATCAGAAATATATTGCAAAACTGAACCAAGATAAAACAGAAATTCTCAATGTTTATTTAGACCGTAAAACCGCAAGTATTGCGAATGGATACGAGTCATCCGGATCATTAGACACACCGGTAAAACAATTCAAGATATCAAGAGGCAACTATTATTTGTTATATGATAGTTGTAGCGATGACTTGAAACAAGCATTTGTTCTCAAACATGGAGAACCGCTTATGTATAAAGATGGTGTCGGAAAATATGACTCAGAAAACCAGCTTGTCCGTAGTTTTGCTTGTAAATACGATTGTATACGAACTATGAGAATGAGCGATAAGACCTTAGCTAAGGCACTCGATAAAAACATACTATATAACGGCCATTATTTCAAGACAATTGGTAGTAAATTACAAATCGTCCAATAAAAATATAACATCTGTAAATTCATATAAAAACACAAATACACTACCAAACAATAATGGCAACCAAGTGTAATACCCAAAATGAATTACTCCTTCAAAATTTGATGACATTTTACGAGGATCGCGAGCGTTTGAAGCAGACCATTTCGATTATAAATGGCGAATCCAAGATTTCGCTGAGGATTGTGGACTGGTTTGTTACGAATTATGCAAAAAAGAATTTCACTGTATACGAACTCAAGGATAGCTATGGAGATCCGAGGAGGTTCAAGGTATATAATGACTATAAGCTCAAGCTAAAGGCATATAGTAAGAAACGATTTGACTCTTTTTGTAGGTGGGAGCGCATTTCCATTCCATATGATGACAATAATTGTATGGAAACGACAATCGGGCAACTGAATTTTTTCAAGTGGGCTATTGAGAATAAAATCATCGAGTTTATCGAGGAAAACTACGAGGCGATTGAGAACGACATGAACTCACGTAACAGCACATCTAAACGCAAAGATAATGAGCCTGATGGTGTGAAGACGAGGAAGAAGCGCGAAGAACTTTCGGTATCGGCTTGTAAGTGCATCAAGAAAGAAACTGTGAAGATCATTGTGAAGTTTAGCTAGTCCACCTTTGGGAAAGGTGGAGCCAAATCCTACATAAGAATATACGTCAGATTCGCACATTGAAAACGCTCATTTTGTAAAAGTTTGATTTATAAAAAATATAAAAATTAACATATATCATATATAATATATGATATTGCCTTATTTTGC